CCGTTAGGCCATTCTTCATAATGGTAACGAGCATCATGGTTTTTTACCAACTGGTCAAATTTGTCTTTAATATCCGATATTTCTTGTAACCACGTTGCCATTGTTGTGCTCATTTATTACTTTATATTTTTGGCCTTCTCGTAGTATTTGCCTTTTTCCCAGGATACCGATTGACCAGATTTAGCATACTTCTTTACTGATGCACCTTCGCCCTTTGGCTGAAGCACAGATGGATTAGAAGTAGCAATGTTAATAGGATAATAAGTAGTCGAGTTTCCAGGCGTTCCGCTTCTTCCTTCTTTAGCTGGCATTGTTTGGCCCTCCTGTGTTTTGTACCGTATAACTCTGTTCGCCTCTATTAATCAGGATTTTAATTAAATCTAAAACTTCTGTCAAGCCTTTGATTCTTCCTTGCTGATAGGATAGCTCTAATCGCTTGGAAGCGAGCGCATCCCCGACTATATTTCTATCCTCAAGTATTTCTCGCTTTAGAGCATCTGCTATAGCTACTGCACGTTCTGACATAGCTGCTATATGGTCGGCATAAGTAACCCACTTTGGATCACCCTTTATACCACTCATGGCAACACCTACCATGTAGGCTAATCGTTTTTGCTCTACTTGAGTAGAATCATCCTTAACAACTTTCTCTTTTTCACGTTCATCAAAGTCTTGATACAAGATTGTCATATCTTAATATCTCTTCGCTGTTTTGGGGACAACAGGGATAATCCTAACGGGTCTGTTCTGTCTATATCTTCAATCTCGGTAGCATATCGTTTCAGAGCTTTCGCATTGGAATCCATCCTGGCTATTATACCTCTATTTATCCCATGGCTTTTTGCCTTACGATAATCATCACGATCTAAATACTCATCTGCTGCGGTACGAAAATCGCCCCTTTCAATTGCCTTTGCTGTCTCATGCTTGGCCTTAATCTCACCCCGATAAACCATATTGAAGAGAGCATGTTGTAAATAAGTAGGAAAGTGTTCATACTTTTGAAATAAATTTTTTGCTATGTTGATTTTATCTACTGAATCCAAGTCGAACAATTGTTCCGCTTGCTTATCGGTTAAAGGTACTTCCCCTTTTACATACTTGTCATAATCTTCCTTCTTATTCCCTATAACTTTTTTAAGATTTTCATCCTTTTCATAAGAAAGAACCTTATGTCCTACCCCAATAGTTAATATGTTATTTGGTCCTTCTAGGTATGCCCTTCCAGGTTCATCCGCTTTTCCCTTACCTTCCCATTTAAGAATGAAATTATATAACGATTCTTTAGGCTGTTCTTTCACGGCCTTTTCCCGAACCGGAGTAGAATTCCCTGCTAAATTTAACATGCTAGTTGTTATAGGTATAGCAACCACTACTGTAATCCCCCCTCTGGCTCTACCCCTGCCTCTGGCGATATTTCTGCACCCTCAGTTGCCGCTTGCTGTTCTGGTTCACTTACCGTTGTTGGAACACCGCCCTCAACCGCCTGTCCACCAGCACCACCGAGTTGCTGCTGCATCTGCTGTGCCGCTTGCATCATCTGTTGCTGTTGCGCCTCTTGCTGTACTCGTCTTAATACAGAACGCAAATAAGAACTATAGATATTCATTTCTATCTTGGTACTCAAAAGGCCAAAGTCATCGCTTTGCTGAAACGCCAGTAATTTTTGTAGATGGGTATTAACATCTTCCAATGGTGCGCCATCAGGAACCTCACCCTTAATGACAGCCGATATAGCCTGTTCGCCTGTAATTCGTGGAGTACGGTCATCTTCTGTTGGCGGCTTAACATACTGGTCTGGATCTTGATCTAAGGATTTCACATAATCACGAATAAGCTGGTGGGATGTTTGCTGATCGGTAATCCCCATCTGAAGCGCAAGCGGGCTAATAAGCACACCCATCATACGCTCGAATACCTGAGACATCGCCTGTCTGTTAGTATTGAGAATTGTAGCACGAAATTCAAAATCCATGTCTGCATCTAGTTCCTTATTAGTAACCAACGTATACTCATCCCCCGGCTTTGGAAGCCCAACAACACGGATTTCTTTCTCTGGTGGAAAGTTAGCCTGATTTAGCCTGTGGAACATTCTATGAACTTTTTTAAGGCCACTAAAAAATCTTCTTAACATCTGCTCGCTTCTAACATCGCCTTGTTGCAATAAGGCCATTGTAGTTCCCATTGTTCTCAATGCCGATGCCTTGCCAGTAGGAACTCGTCCAAGTTGAACATCTGAAATCATTGATAGTCGTTCAATCATTTGCTGCACAAGACCCATTGTGTTTAATACCCAGGCATTATTCTCGTTACCCCATCTTGGGAACATAATATCTTGCTGTGGATTATCTAAGGGAAATCCATCACCAGGCGATAATCTAACTATCTCTGGTTGCATACTGCTGGATGAACGATAGAAGAAATATGGAACATTTCTAATCTCGCCCCAATCAATATTCATATCCATTAAGGTTTTGTAAATATCATAGAGAGGTTCTACAAGCTCTAGTAGTCCTATTCCATAGAGCTGGTTGGGAACAGATATGAAACGAGCTTCGGCGATAGGACGCTCAATAGGTGTACCTGGATAAATTTCTGTAAGATATCTGGCTCTAAGTAATCGCTTAGTGTCTCTTGTTACCCAAAATATAACGTGTTCGGCTAGTCCATCGCCATTTACATCCCACAATCCATAATGTTCAACAATCTCAATACCACGAAGCTCTTTCTTTGTTTGGTCATGCTTGGCCTGTTCGGTTTGAAAACCACTCATGGCATCTTTCTGTTCCCGCATTTGCTCATTTTCATTAGCACTTGTAATAGGCGAGGTAGATGTACTAATGGCAATCCAATCTTCTTCGGTCATTAAATCATATGTGCCATCGTTCATTCTTCTGCGTATCTCATCTAAGCTGGCAATCCCAATGCGATTAACATAGGGCGCACCGAAGGGATTATCGGGGCCAGGTGGCTGAAGGTTAGCAGAGCGAATGGGAGCTACTATATCCTCAATATCTTCAACAATAACTACAGGCCCGTCTTTGACAAGAACTTCATGCTGAATATGAGCTTCCAGCCTACCATCGTCTCTGTCATAGAAATCTACCTTACCATCTCTATGCTCGCCATTCTCGTCAAGTACGATCTTCCATGAATATCCATCCTCACTAGTAGCATTTGCATCTAAAAGAGAATCGCCAAATAAGTCTAAGAGCTTATCGCCTATTAGTTCGGCAACCCCACCATTGGCGGCTTCCTCGGGTAGTTTATCTAAAATCCTAACATCATTAATTTGTTGCTTATCCTTTACCCATCTAACGAAAGAAAATACAGTTCCATCATAAACAAAGTTAGAAGCCATATCGTCTATCTTGGACGCACCGTCTTGCTCGACAAATAACTGCCAATCAAGTAGCTGGTCTATTTTCTGTTGTTTAGCAACATTCCTGCTCTGTCGTGCTTTCGATTGTATGATAGGACGAAATCCCGTAGCGGCGTTAAAGATTGATGCCTGTACTCTTAGGGCAGCTACGGTCATAACTGGAATCCAGAAGTTAGAAGAATTAGCCCAAGGGCCGTTGTTGCTAGGCAACCAGCCACGAAACTTAGCGTATCGGCTGATTCGTCTGTTTAGCCAGTCACGCCTTTCGTTAATATCGTGTTCTAATCGTGAAATAACAAAACTAGAAACTTCGTCTTTATCGATTTTAAATGATTCTTTAGCTTTTCGAGCCATTGAATTATCTCCTACCTTTGCCAACTAGGTGGCCGATTAGTATTTCTTTCTAGTGGTTTATAAAAAGTACCACGCCTAATACGTTCTAGTTTATCGGAATACAAGGGGGAATTAACCACATCGCTCTTTCTAAGAATCTGAGTTCCGGTCTTTAAAGCTCTGAAAGTAAAATCCCCATTAACCAGATAGCCAGCCAAGGTCGGAAAGTCATCATCCTTATCTCTAGGTCTTGGTTTAGGGTCACGTTCATCGTTTGAGTATCTAGTCCATTCTGCCCAACAGTATCTCAAGAACTGATTGTTGGTAAACTTACAGTTATTGAATATACGAAACCTGGGCAACATAGTTCGCTTATCAGGTTTCATCAGTTCCTTCAATCTCATTCTAGCCGTTAAACGATTGTCGTTAGCCAAAGAGCAGCGCAGTCCAACTAAATCAAATTCCTCTTTTACCGTCCTTGCCGAAGTCTTAGATGACGAAGAAGGCGATTGGCCCATATTAGGATCAATTAATCTTTTGTGAACCTGTAGATGCAAATCACCTTCTATCTGCCTAACAGCATTGTAGACCAATAAGGGTTCATCGTCTATGCGTAACTCGGCTACCTGGAATACGTCATCAGAAGGACTTATGGCATACCATGCTATACAATGAGGTTTTCGTGGATGTGGGTCTAAAACCATAACCACAGGCCATGTGTACGCCTGGTCTATGGGTTCTACGAAATGACAGAAGCTGGCTGTATCTTCAGATTGGCAATAAGAACATTTTCTATCGCTTACAGATAGAATAGCCTTACTACATCCAAAGCACCAGTATTTAGGCACATCGGTATAGAGCGGATAGATCCTACCCGTTAGATGCAGAAATTTCCCGTGAAACCTTACTTCCTTCTGGTCATCCGATAAGCTCTTAGCAACATCGTGAATTTCCTGCTGACTAAGGATACGATTATGCTCGGTAAATAAAGTAAACGAATCAATATTTTCATCCTTGTTTGGCCCTTCTAATCCTTTTTCATAAAGTTCATCATACACCCAAGCGGCATCCCAGGCTGCTCCCTCGTCATCCGGTGGGGTCATTGCCATGTAGAGCTTGCCACCAGTGTCGATAGTCCTCATCTTATTCTCACGATATATGGACTTAGGCGGTCCTTCATCGTGAAGAATCAGGTGAAAACTACCACCAGAGAAGTTCTCGGTTTCCTGATCGTGAGACATAAACTGGATAGTAGTACCATTAGCTAAAGAGAGAGTTCTTTGCTTCTCGCTCCAAGATTGAAACCAATCACCGTTTTTAAGCATATGAGGCGGTATCCAGCCCCAGTGACCGTAGGAACCACCTTCAGGATCTCTACCGTTCCACTTCCACCATTGTAGTTTTGGTTTAATGATAGGTTCCAATACGTTGGTTAGAGATTTACAAACAACACGAATTCTAAGGGGCGGTTTAAACTTCTTATCTCTAGGGTAATCCTTCTCAAGCGAATAGGGGATAATACCCGTTCCCTGAATACATATCTCAGCCAGGGTAGTGTCGGTCTTACTGCTTCTATTGCCACCAGTAACAATAATCTCTTTTGCCATACTAAGGTGAATCCTTCTTGCATCTTTGTTTACCGGCTCATATAGCAAAAGTTGCTGTTTCTGCTTTAAGTTGTTCCTGTATTCATTTATTTCATTAGCTAACTTAATCCGTTCTTCCAAAGAAAGAGCTAATATATCTTCTTTCGACTTCTTTAATGCGACTTTGAGGTTCATTTTAAACGCTATTTTATACCCTAAAACAAGAATCTGTCAATAGTCTTATAGGTTATGTGACGATTCAATTGATGATTATTGATGGGTTGGAGGGGCTTAAAATTCGTTTCATTCTAATCCCAACCCTATAGAAGAAAAGGAAACGAATTCGTTTCCGCCACGGGTAATCCCCTAGTGGCGGAAATGTATTTATATTCGAGATACAACCTAACCTCTGACTATAGAGACCCCCCATCGGAGGTTAGGTTTAGGTATACACCCCAGGATTGCTCTACATCTCTACACTCGTTGACATTTCCTCTTATATTTCAACTATTTGTGCCGGTGTAGAGTGCTTCTGATGTAGAGGTGTAGAGGGAATATAGGGCAAGTGAAGGTGAGATGTAGGTATGTAGGTCGTAGCCCTAAGAAATAAAGCTTCATTCCCTATTCCCCGTTTCTTAGCCAAAGCCAAATAACTCATTTTTCACCTCTCAGGACTGCGAAAAGTGCGAAAAATGCGAAAAGAATTCGCTTAATTCGCTTAATTCGCATGGGGGACGACCAATTACAGTCATCTACTATCAGGTAAAAAGTTAGATAAATATAGGAAATCATTAAAGAAAAGAGCAGATATTTGGCGGATCAGGTAAATACCTAAAACCCTAAATACCACAATTTGGGCTTCAAACTACCATTTTGGGCCTCTATACTAGCAAAATTGACACTCAAGTTGGGGTTTTAAGGCAAGAAGTCGCCAAACATGGACTTAACCTTCTTTATTTTGTTATTTTATGCCAATGGTCTTGCCATTTTTTTAATTCCCTTAGATGAGTCTCTAGCCGTTTAGGATTTAAACGAACCCCCATTTTCTTCCAGGCTGCCAAGATTCTTTTAATGACAGCTAAATCAATAACCTCAATGCTGTTGGTAGATAGAGATTGAAAGCTATCCTGAATCATTTGCGTCTATACCTAGATAACCGCCTAGAATCTCGTTACAGGATTCGAAATATCCACAGCCTTCCCTAGTACAGAGTAACTGGCAGTGTCTTTCAATCATGTGAGTACCACATACAGGACAAATAGTATTAACTTCTATCAATTAAAATACCCCCGTAAGGGCCGTAAGTGGCCCTAGAATGAACTTTTATTGAGTAGCCTATACCAAAGTACCCCTTTTTTGTTTTCATGGTGTGTGAGTAGGAACCCTATTGTTTCGTATATATAAGCTTTTATACCATCGTGGTGTATGGCTGGGAACCATATAGTATGCCCCAAGGGCAGCCTGCCCATATTAGTATTATTATTATTATTATTATTATTATGATTATTATTATGATGATTACTATCATTATTATTATTATTACTATCATTGTGTCAAGCCCTACCCTATCTATAGCAAGCTCCGCCACCCTACCTTGATAGTCGGATAATATTACACCCCACCCCCACCTCTTTAAAAAATAATAAAAAATAATTGCAATAAACGGTTGACGTGGTTGTCTAGTATAATATATATGATGATAGTGTTAATTAGATATCAAATAAACCGTACCCCAACAGGGGGAGTAACAAAATGAGGAGACACTATGACAATGAACAAACGCTTAACAATCTACGAAATAAAAAGGCGGACCGAAGAGACTAACCCGTACTTTTTCAGCAGGAAAACCATGAAGTTCTTCGGGCAAACACTGCGAGACTTTCGTATCCGCAGGGAGGCAGACGGGCGCTATCGTATAGAGGCTCCTACCTATCGGGGTCCGGATAAACTAAATAGACCAACGGTCAGATACTACAACCCATCAACCAATGATCTGGATCTGGAAGAATGGGAAGATTTAAAGACGCTCTTGGAGAGTAGCTATCAAAGGGGGTCACATATATGAAAAAAGGCAAATCGACAACACAAACACACTACCAGCTTGAGGCAGACACAGTCGGGGCTACATTAGACGAACTAGAGGATTATATCAGTAGCAGTCAGGATGATGATGTGGTCGCATGGAGCGTATACCTGTCAGCCTGCGATCCTGATGGGTACCTCTAGTGGTAAATCCTTTTTTAAAGGCAACAATAATAGGTGAATAACAACGTAGCCCCGTCGGGCGAATAACAACGGGAGGATAAAATGGGAGAGAGAAATAGCTGGGTTATAGAAGGCAAACGCTACCGAATTGATACTGCTGACTACGTAGCGGACCATCACCCTAGTGGTGTGTCAAGAAATGATTTTAATTTTTTTGAGGACACCCTATACCTATCGCCTAGAGGCAACTGGTTTATAGTCGGGTACGGTGGCGCAATGAGCCACTGGGCAACCTCTTGCGGTAACGGGCATAGCAGTGGAGATGGATGCAGTCCACTCACTCCCAGTGAGGCTAGGGAAAAACTTGAGGAGTGGGGAGAGCAGGGCGCCCTAGAAGAGTACTTTGGCCAAGACCTAGAGGACGCATAAATACCAAGCAACATAGGGGGGGGTATCACCCCCCCCTAACCAGAAAGGAATTATAAAATGAAAATAACCAAGCGATATAAAAACGATGAAAACCCAGTCCTTGCATTCGAGGAGAGCGACAAGGAAGAAATGATTAAGGTTGGCAGGAAAGCTGAAGACATATGGTATCAAAAGTGGGTTGACCTTGGAAAAAATGATCATGGGTCTTGTTGTGGCGGTAAGGGTATCGAGGTCTACTTTAGAGGTAGGGGCCAAAGATACGCTAGACCAACACTTATTGCTGAATGCGACTGGATCCAAGGAAACGTGTCAGCGCAGGAATCTAAAGACGATGCCATAGGGTATCTTGCTGGCTACTTCGGGGGTGTCGAGGTTTGGTACAGCGATGGATACATGGACTAAACAAGCCTATAAGGAGATAAATTATGACTAGCTTCATTGAAATAGGTGAAAAAAATCAACTAAATATTGCTAAAAAATCGATGGATTATAATTGCATCGGTACGGTCTTCCTTGGTATCAGTCACGCAAGGGCCATCGAAATTATCAAAAAGGCAACGGGAAAAACGGTCGAATTGCCGACCGATTGTAGTTGCCAATATCTCCACGGCCACATAGACGTGATACGTATAACTGAGTAAAGGAGTTATCTATGGATGATTTTGATTTACCAGTCATTATACATGGAGATGTAATGGATGGGCTGAAACAAATAGAAGCTAAATCAATACAAACGTGTGTCACATCCCCACCTTACTGGGGGTTGCGTGACTATGGTACTGGGATATGGGTTGGTGGTAAAGATGATTGCTCTCATTTCGGAGACTCAAAGAAGAGTAAGCATACCATAACAGGACACAAGAATAATCCTACAGTTGGTGATGCAATTTATAAAACAATTTGTCCCAAGTGCGGAGCCAAGAGGATTGACAGCCAGCTTGGGCTTGAGGAAACACCAAAAGAATACATAGAGAATATGGTCAAGGTGTTTCGTGGAGTCCACAAAGTATTAAAGAATGACGGTACACTGTGGGTAAACATAGGAGATACCTATTGTGGTACTGGACACAAGGGAGATTTAGTAGACCCTATGTTTCCAGAGAGAAGAAACGCTCAGTCTACTGCCATTAATAATAAGATAGATGGAATCAAACCAAAGGATATGGTGGGGATTCCTTGGCTGTTGGCATTAGCATTGAGGAATGATGGATGGTATCTGAGACAGGACATCATATGGAATAAGCCTAACGCTATGCCTGAACCTGTCAAGGATAGATGTACTAAATCACATGAGTATATCTTTCTACTATCCAAGAGTAGACAGTATTACTTTGACTGTGAAGCATTGCAAGAACCAACAACAACATACGATAAGAATGTAAGAGACAGGGACAAGGGCAAAACTAACAAGACACCCGGTAGGAAAAGAATCTCTGGTCTTAAGACAAATGATTACGAGATGAAGAATAAAAGGGATGTCTGGAATATTAACCTTAAGCCATACAATGAAGCACACTTCGCAGTATTCCCACCAGAACTACCAGAGTTTTGTATCAAGGCAGGTAGTAAGGAAGGTGACAAGGTGCTTGATCCTTTCTGGGGTTCAGGCACTACTGGGGTTGTGGCTGTTAAGCTAGGAAGGAAGGTGATTGGAATAGAATTGAATAAAGATTACATAGATTTAAGTTTAAAAAGATTTAGTCAACGACACTTAGATTTATGGGGAAGATAAGTGTAACACTAGGGGGGTAATATGGACCGGCTAGAGGAGCTATCGATAAAGCTAATGGCAGACTTAGAACGCAGACGCAGTATCCCTACCCCAGGCTGTATCTCAGACCAACAACTGATCGACTACTATATGGGTGATCTTGTGCATAACGAGTGGGAACTCATAGACCAGCACCTCGCAAGGTGTTTAACCTGTATGTACGCTATGGTCATTAATAGTAATCAAAGCTATAACGAAAAATCAGGCTAGCTTATAGTTTTTTGACCACGACCGGATACGGCGGGTCGGCCTCGGCCCGTGGTATTTTGGACTTGCCAATCGTTTTTGTGCCTTGAGCAATCCAGCCC